CATTAGTGTCTTTTAAAAAATAACGGTGGGCTAAAATGGTTTCCGCTTGTTTAGAAATACGTGTGTCTATCAATCTCCTACCCCCTATGTCCACAATATATACAAAGTTTACGTTCTGGTACCCAAAATTCTGGTTTGCAAATACTTTCTTCACAAGAAGGATTTGGACAATCTGCCATCGTTAAACCTTGGTTCATTGAACTACTATAATCCATCTTGATGCCTCCTGGCAACGCCATTTCCTTAGCTGGGTCAAGATTTACATCTACAATACTGGGTGGTTCCCCTGTTTCCTTCATCTCTGCTGGGTCTTCTGGGTCAAGGAATCCTTGTAGATTCCCTAAATTAGTAAAGCCGAAATGTCCTGTTTCCCAAGAAGCGAGTAAAGCCATGCCAATAGAAAAGAAAGAATCCCCATGCCCCATAGGAGTATCAGGAGCCTTTAACTCATTACTAACTGTGAGAATCTGCTGTTTCTGCCTATCATCTTTAAGGAGCTTCAATTTCCCTGATAGCACATATTCTTCAAAAATTTGTGCCATTGTGTTCTTAGATTTAACAGTAAAGGTTAATGGGTGCCATCGGTAATCCAAACCCCTATCTTCTAACTCCCCCCGTGTGTTGTCTACATATCCTTTATCAATATCGAAATTCTCAGCTACCTCATTTAAGAACTCTATTTGGTCAGAATAGTTCCACCCATCCAACCAAGATTGATGAAGTTGACGGCATGTATCTCCAACCCGTTCAAATATAACTAGGTGAGAGGGGTGACGTTTTTTACCAACATCGAACCCCGCAAAAATAAAAGAGTCCTCCTGTTTCCTATATTTACGAGTTGAGGGAACCTCCCGTAAAGTCTCATCTTCACAATTCGTAATATCTTCGTCATTAAAGTAGGATTCAGTAGCGAAGTGTGGAACCAATAAAAACTCTGACGCAAAGGATTTTGGCCTAGCTTTTTGTTGTTGCAAAAGCCAATCCTCACCATATAACTCAGGCATTAGCACCCTGCGCCCAGGAACGGGGTCAAGGGCTGGCAATACTCTAGACATGAAACGCTCATCTTTCTGTAGATTAGCAAGCAAATCTCCAGGCATCATAGGGGTGCCTAATACTATGACAGGGACACCCTTCAAAGGAATAAACAAAGACTCAGTTAAGAAATGGTCTTCAACCTTTGTTACCTGTCCAATATTCAAAGGGTTTTCAGGGTCACGGAGAATATCATCTGCAATTAATGCACCATTAACATGCATACCCCGCTTAAATGAAAAAAGACCCCCGTGCATAATATTCATGGGCTTATTATTAATCAGATATCTAGCTGTAAAGTCAGCTTTGGGGGTACGGTTATCCATCCAGTCCACTAGTTGGGGGTTCCTAGCAATGGCTTTATTAATCTCAGAGATGTGGTAACGGGCCATTCCATCACTATAAGATAAGTACAGCACAGAACAGTCTCTAGGGGCCGTTAAGAGTCTCCACACGCTAAAGGCGTGACCCAATATAGTACTTTTGAAATGGAAGCGTGGGAGAACGGCACAATAATTTAACCCTTTTTGCATACACTCTTCAATGTCTTCAGCCACTATCCCAACATGCCAGGCATTAAAGTATTCTGGGTTGTCAAAACTTTGTGACCATATATTGACAAGAAACTCATGGAATGACCCTACCTTGGCCTTTCCAGATGTTAGTAATCCTGTTGCTAGTCTATCAAATGCATCATTAAAAGTAGTTATGTCTTGTGTCATGAAAGTGCTGGCTCCTCAGTTTGTATTAATGCCTTTAATCGCCCCGCTATTCGCTTTAATGTATCCTCATCATTAATTTCTTCTACCAAGACGCTCAATACATTTTGTACAAACTGAAGATTAATCATTCCTTTAATGACTTCTCGCTCTCCTTTCATACTCATATCTAGAGCTTTAGCAGCCTCGGATGCCTTATCAAAATTTAGATGTTCTAATTCATGCCCCGCTTTATGACGCATGGATTCATAGGTATCTAGATGTTCCTGCTGAGTTCTTGCAAATCGTTGACCCTCGGTTTCTTTTATTTTATTAAGCGCATCAGTACGAACTTCTACCTGATGAACGCCCCAATCCCCTTCTCTTGCCCACAAATAAATCGTGGATGGTTTCACTTCAATGGTAAAATCCTCCCACAGCATCTCCGCAATCTCTCTAGCAGATTTATCCCCTTTAATATATAACCCTAAAGCTTTCTCCTTTATTTCAGGAGGGAATTGCTTTGGCATTTTAATACTCCCTAATATCTGGGGAACTCAAGCCCCTTCTAGGTGCCTTATCATCTTGCCCCCAGTTAGAAGGGATGTCAAATGACGGGTCTTCGGGATGCTGAGATTCAATACTACCTCCATAAGGAGTTCCATTTGACTGCAACAACCCCGCAAAATCCATACGGCCAGTTTTCTTTACCGCAGAAGTAAAGCATTCGGGTTTACCATCGGTATACTTTAAACCTATCTCTTGACGAGTACACAACCCTCTCCAAACCCCTGCATCTTTACCTAAAGGTTGATACCCACGCTTATTCAATAACTTACCAGTTGTTCGTTGAGTATCTTCCACTTGAGTATTATGCTTACACCCAAAATAGTCACACCAAACCACTACCCCATACTGCTTTTTAAATTCTTGGGCTGTCATGCCCTTAGGTAGTTTATCCACATACTCTACGCTAGTCTCGGTCTTCCCTTTCATATAAAACGATAAACTCATATTTCCTCCCCCGTTATCTCATTTCGACACCATAAGGCTACACAAGCTGCGTCGGCCCAATCCTGTTCTGCAAATTGCGTGTGCCAAAAAATGTTAGCATACTCTAAAATATCACTTTTAGATGCGTTTCCTCGGCCCACAGTATACTTCTTCCATGTTTTATTTTGGACTAGCTGGCAACCTAATTTATGTAATGCACAGATAAACTTAGTTGCATATACCACAGCAGCAATTTGCATAGTTGTCCGTGGGTTCTGAATAAAAATGGGGGCTTCTACAGCCACCCATAATGGAGTATACCTTTCTATTATTATACTTAACTCTGCGTAAAAGTTAGCCAAAAAATCCACGAATCTGGAGTCAAAATCCTTAATTGGAGATATCCATTTTATTGTTTCTTGCAAAACTCCAGCATGATTAATGATGGTGCCATGTACTCCCTTGCTAGAACAATCTAATCCCAAATAATACCTATCCATAATTAACTCCTGGGGAAATACGGAGAGCCACAATCCTTGAAACTGTATGATAAGCTGATGTATATGCACTTAAGACTCCAGCCATTTTCACATAAACAGCTTCCTGTTCAATAATTTCTCTACTCAATTCCCGAAGTTGGGGATAGTTGGTTAACGCCGCCCCACGAACCTCATCTCTAGTTAACTTTTTCTTACCATCGGATTCCCTATCCTCTGCCATTTTATACCCAGCAGTTGCATAGCCCTCATCAAAAGCCGCTTTTAAAGCATTCTTAGCAGCTTCTATATCAGCTACCCTAGACTCTAAATAAGCTTTATACCCCCCATACAAGGTTAAAAACTCTTCTAAAGTCTTAGCATCTGCATTCATTAGATTGGCAAATTCTAAATTAGGTTGTTCACTCAAATCCGTTTTAAACGGAGGAACCATTAAATCATCTATAACTCTATTCGCTTTCCCCAACGCTTTCATTGGTGTCCACTTCTCTACCATTATCATCCTCCTCATATTTCCTACAAGCACACCATACTGCCCCCGTACAACTTTCGGGGATTGATATAGCGTCCTGTATTTCCTTACATCGCTTCACTAAAGCATTCCATTCTTTTGCGCTTCGCTTCACCTTAAAGGCTTTTAGTTTCTGGTCATTCTTATTTTCATATAACACGATACCATATGCCTTATCCAAGAGTTGCATATAGATTTGTAATTGTAGAGCATGTTCTGGCTTAGGTTTGCTATATAAATTTTTAAATCCTTTATCATTAATGGACTTCAATTCCAACACTATCTCAATATGCTCCTCATGTGCTAATAAAAAGTCAGCCCTCCCTGAAATGGGGGGAACATCACATTTTACAGGTATCTCCCTCCCCTTTAAAATCTCCATCTTCTCAAAGTATTTAGTCATACGGTCTTCTAAAGAAGAACCTGTGTCAAATATACGTTGGGTTACACTACCAATTTCTTGTTGGGGGAGTTTACCTCTAAAGGCCAGATAAAGATACCTATCACACTCATTCCCCAACATAGAAGGGTAAAAGACCCCTACTCTACTACTGTTTTGTTGATACCCTAAAGTATCGTCAAACATTTTAAGCAGCCACTTATCTTGATTAGATGTCCGGTTACGAGTTTTAGTTTCTACTTGTTGGTTAAGTTGTCTAATGCCTGCCATAATATATCCTTTATTCCTTGTTTAGTAGTATCTTTAATATGTAAAACATTTTCCACCCCAAATACACGCATGATTTCGGTATCTCTATATGCATCCCGCTTGCTTAGATGACCATACACGCCATCTGCTTCTATAATAAGCCCCAACTCTGGCACAAAGAAATCGGCTGTAAACTGATTAATGGGCACCTGTTGGTCATATCGCAGACCAAATTCCGATAATTGCTCTGCAATAAGATTTTCTTGTTTAGTATAATCTCTAGGTAACATCTGCTTTCAACTTCTCCACTAAAGTAGGATTATCAAGCAATTGGGTTTTTAACCCATTCATGCCCATAGCTTTAATTCCTTCATAATCATACCACGCACCTTTTTGAGTAATCAACTTCTGTTGTATGGCTTCTCTA